ATACTCTGGTGATACCTTCCATAATTTGAAAGACACCAAAACCAGCAATCTTTGCAGCAGCACCTACTATGGCACTCACTGCCTTTAATAATATCTGTGCGTTCTTTTGATTATTAGGGTCACTCAACCAATCAAACGCTTTATATGTTACGAATGCTGTAAATGCTTTGGTAATAAAATTGACAATGGGTGCGAAACCTTTTAGAAGTCTCTCCCACCATTTCATCTTTTTCCCTTCTTTCTCTGCTATCTCTTCACCTACTTCTTTTCCATCACCCTCTTCTTCTTCCTCTTCATCTTCTTGTGCACTTTCTGCTTTTTCGTCCTGCTTCCTTCCTTGCTCTACCAAAGGGGAGATAGGAGTTAAAGGTTTGATTAAGTTCTTACGATGTTCATGCTCATCTTCTAGTAACGTATCTTCTTCTGTTACTAATGCAGAAGAAATATCTGCATGAACCGACATGATCTCACTGAGATCTTTTATCTGTTTACCAAAATATGTAACTGCTCCACCTAGTCTGTTCTGACTGACTAAAAGAGGACGCATCGCTTTAACCTGTGGTGAATTACCACTAGGCGGTTTGACGCTGATATATTCTCTTAGTGTTGCTGCCACTAGATAGAAGTCCTATTCTTGTTCTGTTGTCTCTTGATTCGCTCTTCCTCTTCCTTCAAGTGTCCTATTAATAGGTTGACATACACATCACGTTCCCATGGAATCATATCGTTTAACTCCGTCAAACTATACTTGTGATGCTGCATTAATGCGAAGTTCGTCTTATAGTGATTCATAAGACTGTCATGCATTAATGCTATCCGAAAAAAGCAGCAAGTCCCTCCAATACCACTTCATTAATAACTTTGGTGTTGGGATTTTCTACCTTCAATGTATGAGTTAATTTCGGCATAGTCTCAAAGAAGTTCTGGATCTTAGTAAACTGTGCATTATTCATTTCACCGATAAAATCAGTTGCTTCTTTCTTAGTGAAAGAATCATAGATCTCTTCTCCATCATATACTTTGTCAATACACTCTGCTGCAAGAGCAAATACATCTTCAACATCTGGATTATCCACCATATTACGGTCAACGAATGCATCCAATGCTGGATATTTCATCTGTAATTTGATGTCGTCACTCAATGGTATGATAGTCTTATGACCTTTTGGTATGTTCACTTGGACTTCATTTAAGTCAAGTTTAACTTCTACCTCTGTTTTACCATCATCTTCACATACTATCTTGAACTCACTCTCTTCTCCAACTGCTTTGGATCTAATCTGTAAGAACAAGTATTCTAGTTCAAATGTTGGTAGACTATCTACACTTTTCAAATCAGTACAAGATTTTAATATATTCTTGACTGCCTTGATCATTTCTTTCTCTTTCTGTGTCTCCATTGCGAGATACAGTAATTTCTCTTCTTTTACGAGAAATGGTCGAAAGTTGACCTTTTTCCCTGTGACTGGTAATTTACAGTCATACTCAGGCACTACAAGTTTTGGTAATGGCATGATGAATTTATAATATCATTTGTATTTATAGCACTTACGCTATGAATGATCCACCGATAGGTGGGAAGTCTCCTACGAAAGTATCAAGGAAGTTTGGTATGCTAGTGTCAGTATATAGGTCTTTTGGTGTGAATTTTTGAGGTTTTGCCCTTAATGTCTGTGGCATAGTCTGATCCATCCTATATCTCTCAAAATAAAACGCAACATCTAACTGTACTAAGTTTGTTTGTTCGTTATTGAGTTGTAGTTGACCCACATTGTGTGGAAATGCACCGTATAACTTATATGCAGCAGTCTGTTGATGTCCTTCTGGTCCGTTTTCATACTTCAAGATCTCCATGTCTATAACATAGTCATCATAGAATGCTACTGTATTATCTCCATCTGATGCTGTGTGATTCATCCATTGTTCAAAGAAATATCTGTGTCTCTGGTCTTTTGTAACTAAAAACTGTATAGTAATCTCTGATACAGTCTGTCCTGTTGCAAATCTTCTTATCTGTCCTATATTGTTTATCTCACCAGTTGTTACTGCCCTACTGGGTAGAGTAACACTACTAGCATAGTAGTCGATAGTTCTTTCTGCTTCTATTAACTTTACTGGATCGTAAATACCTTCACGCAAGATATTAGGTGCACCCAAATTAACCTGATACAGGTTACTGGTCATGGGCATAGAACCCGCTGACCTACCTATCATATCTTTAAAGTCTTTAAAACTATTTGGTTTCACTACAACCTACTCCAAATAAAACTACTGGGTATCTCTATTCGTACACCACCAAGTTCTCTAACAAACTGTTCAGAGGGTAGTGGAACGAAATCTCGAAGATCAACAGGAGGGACTAATCGTATATTAGATGCCCTACCTATAAAGTATTTATGATGACAACGCATAGGATATGATATAGAACCACTACCCCATGTTTTTGCAATGCTTTGACGTGCTGCTGGACGTAGATAATGTAAGTTACCACCAGAAAAGTGTCCATTTATAGGATCAATGTCAACAACAAGAGTCATTGGAAATGTATCGAAGAACGGTAACGATTCAGTAGCAGCACTATAACTGTAATATATGCAATCACCTACCTTGACCTCACCTGGGTCTAATTTACCAAATAATTGTCCTCTATACCAGTCCTTTGACTTTGCTTTACCTTTTGTTGCTTCTTTGATGTCCTCGAATACACTCATACTTGTAACTCGTGTTCTGTAAGTATCTTAAAAGTCATACGTCTGTCTTTGCAGTATTCTACTGCTGCTTTCCACTTCGCTTCATTTATAGCATATGTCTTGATTTCAGTTATATATTTCTTTGTACGTCTGCGTTGTTGCTTGGGAGGTGTCGTCTGCTTATTAGGTTTGACCTCAATAATAAACTTCTGCGTCCCCCCAGTTTTAGTTCTCGCTCTGACGTAAAAGTCTGGGAAATAACGATGCATCCTCCCATCAAGAGGACTGATATAAGGTATGATAATCTCCTCTGATCCCCATTCCAAGATGTTTTCATTCTTGTCGCACCACACCATGAACTTTCTTTCCCATAAACTCCTATAAATAATAGCGGTAGGATCTCCCTTGTATTTATTTTTGTTAGTAGGTCTATAACGTCCAGAATATGCCATGTCAGCAAAACAACGATTAATGTATCCCATGACCAGTCCGAGAGGACCGAGTAAGGGGGATGAAAGTATAAATCCAGAGTCACAATTCGGTACTAAGGCAATAGATTACCTTAAATTTACTGTTTATGATCCAGAGTCAGGTGCTAACCCATATAACTATGTAGACGGACCATTGGGCGGAGGACCAGGTGCAAAGCAAATAGGGAATGATACTACTCAAAAGAATAGCATATATAAAACAATTTATCTATATTTACCACATCAGTTAAAAGAATCATATACTACAAACTACGAAAAAGCAGCGTTAGGTGCATTTGGTGCTGCTGGTATTGATGCAGTTCAAGGTGGTGCTAGTAATGAGGAGTTAGCAACTAGATTAGCAGAAGCAGCAGATAGTGGTAAGTCAGAAGTAGCATTTAGTCTAATGTCGGGTATATTTAATCAAGCAACTCAGACAGCAGGACTAGAAGGTAACATATCAAAGAACCAGATTGCTGCACTTGCGAAAGGAAGAGTATTTAACCCTTATGAAGAGACTGTGTTTAAGGGGGTTAACTATCGCTCTCATGCTTTTGACTTTGATATGTCACCTCGTAACCCAAAGGAAGCAATGGAGATACAAGGGATAATCGATTGTTTCCGTGAGAGTATGTTACCAGATACTAACGGTATCAATGCTCGTTGGTTAACTATCCCTAGATTCTTTGGGGTTGAGATAGTAAGGTACACACCTAGGGGTTTTGGTAAAGACGTTGCAGGAGAAGGTCTTAACAAACCCGCTTCACTCGCATCATTACTAAGATTCCCTACAAATTTGGTGTTAACAAGTATGGATGTTGATTTGACACCATCAGGTCAGAATACATCACTTAGACAAGGATTCAATGAACTAGAAAATGGAACATTGGAAGATTATGGTCCTGCATCATATAAATTGTCACTAAAATTTGACGAGACTGCATTTGTTACTCGTAACATGATTACAGGTGTAGATAGAGATCCAACTGCTAACCTTGGCACCAAACCTGGTCAGTTTAATTTAGGTACAGAAGGTAAGGGTATGCCATCTAATCCTGTATTTAAGTCAGGTAAAAGAGAGATTCAACCACCACCTAGGAGTACATGGCCATGAGTTATTTTAGTTATCTACCAAGAGTCGCAGTCAGAACTTCTACATTTAGACAAAATAATGTAGAACCATCTGTTATTGCAAGAAACATATTCAGAAAATGTACTCTTATCGAAGAAATGCAGGAGAGTGTTCTTGGATTTCAACAGTATTCTATCGCTAACAACGAAAGACCAGACCTTATTGCAAGTAACGTATATGGAAACTCCTTATATGATTGGATCGTGTTAATATGCAACAACATAATTAACGTATATGACGATTGGCCCTTGTCTGAACAGGAACTCCAAGATTATGTGAAAGACAAATATAGGTTCTCAACTGGTGTACATCATTATGAGACAAATGAAATAAAAGACTTAGAGACAGGAAGAGTGCTTGTGAAGGCAGGAATCACAGTAAATGAGAATTGGTCATATATTAGGTCAGATGGCACAACTGTTCCAAACACCACATATCCAGTTTCTAACTATGAGCACGAAAAGAGCATAAATGACTCAAAATCAAATATTTGGTTATTACGTCCAGAATACGTTGAGGACTTCGTTGATGAATTTGAGAATTTGATGAAATATGCTCCAAATGAAGAATTAGACCCCGAATCCGATATTAAGGTAACTCCTAATATCATCAAAGAGGTCTTTATAACAA